AACAACATAGTTACCATCTGTAGCAGGAACCGCCAAACCCGTACTTGCCATGACCTCACTTCCCTTTGTGATGGCTGCTCCTGCAAGCACATATCCAATATCTTTAATCTGTATGTCAACATCATCACCTGCTAATACTTTTCCAGATTCTGCTCCAGAAATATCATTCAATCCAGCTTCAATAATTGCAATCCCTGCTGGAATAGCTGTGCCATCTGCTGCTAAAATTACATCGCCGTTTTCGTCATAAGTCAAGATGTGGTTTCTTACATCCTCAATATCCGCTCCTGCCTGTTCTACGATTGTGACACTCTGGTTAATCTGTGAGCCGTTAAAATTTCTATTCATTTCGTCTTATCCCCCTTTCTTAGAATCCTGCCTCTTTTTCATATTCCTCCATAAGCTCAGGGTTATTTTCCCACGCCTTGGCTACTGCTGAGGTATAGTCAAGAGAGGCATCTTTTTCCATGTAGCCTTTGGCAATGGTGTTGATCTTTTCTTCTGCCTGCCCTGCGGATGCGGAACCATGACCTGACTTTCCTACCTCTGTAAATGCGCCGGATTTTTCCACCACATCCACCGCATTGTCAAGCACCGCAATCATGTCGTCAAACGCTGTGCCGCCTGCCGCACGGAGGCTCTTAAACATTGGTACCAGTTCTTCTCTCTTCTTGCCAATGATAGCGTACTTATCGGCAATCTGGCCCAGTTCCCTATCCTCAGCATCCTCCTTGAATTTCTTCAATGCCTCCAGTTCTGCCTGTACCGCCGGATGCAGTCCCTTGTAGATGCCATCCCCGCCGTTTTCCTGCTCTGTATGCGTCTCAGCCTCTTGCTGTGTCTTGGATTTCGCCGTAGGCTCTGTTGCTGGTGGTTCTGCCGGTGTATTCTTACCGCCCCCAGTTCCTTCCTCTGTCCCATAACGCTTTTCAATGCTCTCTAAGAAAGCCCTCTCTGCGTCAGTCAGCTTACTCTTGTCAATCTTCATTTCCTCTTCGTCTCCTTTCGGGTTATTGTTGTCTGATTCCTCTTTACCAGTTTCGTTATCTTCCCCGGTTTCCTCTGGCTCTCCGCTCCCTTTGTCAGCTTTCTGGATTTCAGCCTGCAGCCTTTCGACCGCCGACTTCATAATCTCCAGGTCTGTCTCCGTAACCTCTTCCTTTTTGACAATGTTGACAGCCTTGCCGCCAGACCAGCTTTCGATTGACTCCTGCACTACCGCAGTAAACTCGTCAAGGCTCTCTTTCATTGCCGCTGCTGTACTGGTGCTATCCATCTCTTCATCGTTCAAAATAGAGCATAAAGAAGCCTGCAACGCATAGCATATATCCCATATTTCATCAGCAATCTTCCAGTTTTTTACTTCGTTGATTTTCTCATTAAAACTTACAGAATCTCCTTTTTGGATTTCCTCCATTGCACCATCTATTTCTTCTTGGTTCATTCCTGCTGCTTTGCCGATAAAACTAAGCAGACGGTTCATAAAGCTGTGGCCTTTCTCTCTGCTTTTTCCTGTGTTCTGTTCCCCAGCTTTATGTTTTAAGATTCCAATGTGAGCGTCTGGATTAGCACCCTCGTCTACAAAATCAACTTTTCTGACTTTGAGGTTTTTCAGTTTTGCTGCCACTACATTCCCTCCTAGTATAATAATGATGTACTCAATCAAGAGTACTTGTTTATAAGTTTCTACAAATCAGATAACAGAAGAAGGTGTTCTTCCTTCATCAGATGTTATCCTAAATAATTATCATGTCTGACGGTTCCTGATAGACACCAGATGAAACATAAGGTATTATCTCTTAGGATAGGACAAAGAATGTATTCCTCCTTGGGAGGCTGTTATACAGCTGATACCTACAAGAAAGTCAATTAGTCCATTCGACAGGGATTTATGTTTTAGCTGGTTGGGAGCCGGAAGGCTATACCCGTATAACACGCTAGGTTGTGTACCTGCCAGATTGGAAATGGATTCCTATCAGAAAGGAGTTTTTGCTCATGTCAAACAAAGTTATTTTTAATCCTGATGATTTATTCATCTCTGTTGGTATTGATGTCGGTGCTGACTTCTCATGGATGTCTATTGCACTTCCAAACCAACAGTTTGTAGGAAAACCTTATAAAATCCTACACAATAGCACGAATTCCCTTACAACCGCTGTTTCTAAAATAAAAGAAGCAGAAGAGCTGTATTCTTTGGAAAGCCGCATTTTCCTGGAATCTACGGGAATTTATCATTACCCACTCTTCTGCTATCTTCGTGATAAGGGTTTTAACTGCTCAGTTATTAATCCTATCATCACTAAGAATAGCACAAATATCAACATACGAAAAGTACATAATGACCGTTTTGATTCTAAAAAAGCGGCTTTGGTTGGTTTGAAACCTGATTTAAAGGTTTCTCTTATGCCATCTGGCCTTGCTTTGAACTGCCGTAATCTATGCCGTGAATACTACGATTTAATGGACAACCGCAGTGCTTACGTGAACAAACTCCAAGGTGAACTGCGTATGGCATTTCCACAGTATCTTGGCATTTTCTCCAAGGTTACAATTAATACATCTCTTACCTTATTGGAAACTTATACATCTCCATCTGCTTTTATTGAAGCAGACAAACAAGAGATTATTGATACCATCAAGTCAACTGCCCGTTTTGGACTTACATATGCCCAGGACAAGTATAATGCCATTATCCGGGCTGCTAATGAAGCGAATGAGTTCGGTTACATCATTGACAGCAACATCAAGCGGATCCGGCTCTATATCAGTTTTATCCGCAAATATGATGAAGAAATCAACAGCATTCTGGAATCAATGCACGAACTCGTAAGCGCTAATGAAGATACTGATTTTGTAAAACAGATTCACCTGATTGAAACATTCAAAGGTGCCGGTTTCTTATCTGCCGTATCCATCATGGGAGAGATTGGTGATTTTTCTGCATTTTCAAAACCAAAACAGCTTTTTGCTTACTTTGGTCTTGATCCGGCAGTAAAACAATCCGGCAAATTTAAAGGTACCAAAATTCAAATGTCTAAAAGAGGTTCTGCTATAGCCCGACGGGTTATTCATACACTGGCTTTACAAAGTATCAGTGTATCCCGTACAGGTGAAGCTAAAAATCCAGTACTCCGCGATTACTATCTCAAAAAATGTGGAGCAAAGCCCAAGCTTGTGGCAATGGGTGCTGTTTCACACAAGGTATGCAACATAATATTTGCAATACTCAGAGATAACAAGCCTTTTGAAATCATTACTCCGCAGGAGCATATCAAACAATACAATGCTGCTAAATGCGACATAGCTGCATAATAATACTGCAATCCAACGAATCAATATCTTTTTTAAAAGAGGTATTTTCACCAAGGGATAAGTACGCCCTTTTATAAAGAAAAATAATTATAAAAATTATTTAATTTTCTATTGACATTTATTAGCTGGACTTTCCGTGGATTTATATAAAACAAAAGGCGTCCTGTGCCGAATGCCGTGTTTTATCAATAAAAATATGTTACCTACGCCCTTTTTTAAGACCCACAAGGCAGTATTATGGGTCTGGGATGTATAGCCTCTTTTTCACCCACTTATACCTCCACTCTCTCTGCCTCTCCTTCAATGGAGAACATAGGATAAGTTCCATCTTTGACTTTCTTCCATACATCTTCGTCTGTGACCTTAAATCCTATCCACCAGCCTATCGGAAGCGTTCCCGCCGGAATGCCCATAGCCTGCATTTTCTCTCCCGTAAAAACAACGCTTTCAATGAGTATGGCAACACCACCTCTCTTGTGCATCTCTCCTCCGTCACCATACAGCCTGACATATTCATACGCTGCGTTTTCCAGTTCTTCCGGTTCGATAATATCTCCCTGCCAGTCCTCAATCAGTTCCCCGTCAACCCTCATAGATACATTTGCCCATCCAAAGGCAAGCATCTTATCATCATCAGATTTCATAATCTTAAATTTTCCCTTTATGACGTTATTCCTGGTTTTCTTTTCGATTATATCTGAAAATTTTCTCATTCTGCCACTTCCTCAATGTATTCAACTGCACAGGCACATCTTGGGTGGGCAGGCGGCAGCATATGGTGTCCGGGAAATAACACCCTGCCTCCGAAATTAAATTCAGAATCCATATCAATCTCTGTCCCCTCCAGTGCTGAACAGATAGCGCATACGGCATCATCACCTGATGTACTCCACCGCTTTTTCATCATGCCTAAATACCCCTGCTCCTGCGCCTGCCTTATCCCATAGTCTGCGCCACGGTTATAAGCAAACGCACTCTCTGTCTGTGCTATCATAAAAGCCCTCTCCCTGTGCTGTTTTTCGGCATACTTCTGTGCTGCCTCCCTTGCTTTTTTCCGGATGCTCTCTGCTTTCATTCTCGGATGCTCCTTTTTAAGCGTTTCTACTATGCTGTCATAATATCTTGCATTTGCTGCAGCCTGCCCTTCTGTCAGCCCTATGCAGGGGCGTATCATCCTTGCCAGCTCGTCAACCGTATGCCCGTCACGCATTTTCTTTGTGAGGAGTGCTGCGATTGCTTCCTGCTGTTCTTCGGTACAGACTGTGACAAAATTGGCGCCACGCTCTTTAATCCATTCCATGATGCCAGGCGTCTGCGTGTTGAACTCAAATAATATATTGTCAAGTATCGGCTGTCCCGCTGACCCAGCCACGAGTGCCGCAGTCCATAAATTATTTAGCCTGCCGGCTATCAGTATGGAGTAGTCCTGCCGCCATTCTTCAACCGTTTCGACATTCAGAGTGCCGTCAAGCACCGCCTGCCGCAATTCCTGGTATGTAATGGCGTCCTGCTGGTCTTTCCAGAACCCACACAAGATTTCAACAGGCTCGTTACATTCCGTCTTTAGGTATTCTTCAAGCCTCCGTAGGACTTCTTGACTGTTCCCGCTCTTTGCCTTTCGCAACCTCTTTGGCCGCATAATCCGAAACGCCATTGACCACACTCCTTCCTAGCCTCTTTTTCGCCGCCTCTGCTTTTTCATCTTCATCCGGGATTTCCCCAGCAGTTCCACTGCTGCCATCTTCCGGTTTCTCACCTGCGGCTGTTTCCGGCTCTGGCGGTTCGTTCTGTTCCTGCAGGTCTTTTCTTCTCCCGTCAATACTTCGGGTGTCTGATGTCCTCTCTGGCAGATGCCCCACCTGTCTGATATAATCCTCCAGCCCGTCATCCGGTACCAGCAGGCCAATTCCAGTCATATCTTTTAGGAACGCTGATACTTTCGTAATATCCATATCCTCAATATCACCATGTGTCATTTTCGGATATTCTGTAATTCCGGCAAAATGCTCTCCGTTAATGTCAATCAAAGCTGGGATGCCCTGGCTGTTGAATGTTTCGCATATAATATCAAGAAATGCCCCAATAGCTGCTGCAAACAACTCTGTTTTATCAGAGCTAAGAGCAAAACTGCCTGTCTGCTGGTGACCAAGAAAGATAAAATCTGCTAACACCGTCATTGCAATTCTTGTGTCATACCTTTCTATAATTGCATTTGTATCAAACTGTCTTGTACCACCAGAACTAAGTAATTCTAGTTTAAATTCTTGTGGAAGTATTATACCCTCCATTTCATCACGCCGTATACTTTTTACCATTTCTTCAAGACATGAATAAATCTGCATCATATGTGGGTCTTCTCTGTTCCAGATATCCATGCCCTGAGGAGTATATATTACTGGCAATCCTGCAAGATCTCTTTCAACACCTATACCCTCTATTTCTTGTATACGTTTCTTGAAATACCATGAACGGTATGCATTCCTTAAAATACTTCTTCCCTCTGGATTATCTTTCCTGCTTTTAGTTCTGAAATGCAATGCTTTTTCTATCGGAATAGTACATATTTTCCAATCAGGAGGTGCAAGCTGAACCATTCCAAGCAAGTTATCATCATTGTCATATTCCCACTGGTATAACGTTTCCTGGGCACGTATTGGAAGTTTCATCCAGCCAACCAGTCCATCATTATATTTGCTTCTGGTACGTCTGTCCCTAGTTCTTCCCATCCGGCGCTTATATACTATCTCATGGTAACTCCAGCCAAATGTAATAAATGACAGAATTTCAGAAATTGTATCAATCCATGTTTCTGACATATCATTCATACATTGTCTTACAAACTCTGCTGCTTCTCTGTCTTTTGCTGTGCTGCCCCTTGGTTCAACATTCCATGATGCCTGCCGCACTAACATTTCAATAGCAAAAAGAATGGCACCAACGATATCATCATTCCCTGACATTTCATCATATACTGCTATTCCCCGCTTTCCACACAATTCTGGAAGAAATTCTTCATATAATGTACCACCATATCTCCGCTGCCCTATGCGGCCAATTTCTTTGTTAATAGCCATCTGTCCACTCCTTACTTCCAATAACTGTTTTTTCCTAATGAAATATTTGCTGGTATGCTTCCGGTATATTTTTTAATTTTTCCAAGGTATGTTGCAAGTGCCAGTGCATCTGCCCGGTCTGGTGAAGGAATGTTTCTTTTCTTCATTTCTTTTTTACTTTCTAGTTCTATTTTCCCATTACTGGCCATAAAATACTTCCTTACTACCAGCTGTGCAAATGTTTCTTGTTCTTCCATAATTTCTATTTCCTTATTTTTGAGTAAATCCCTGAGAACTGCCCACATATGTGTTACCAGGTTATTATAATGTTCCGCTGCTTCCTTTCCTTCTTTAGTATCTGTTTCAATCCTTTCTGCTGCATTAATTGGAATTACAACAAGCCTGTACAACTTTTGTTCCCTTTTTACCTCAATAAGACGGTCTGTAACCCCTCCACCAAGACCAGTATCATCAATATTTACATAAATATATCCCTTATAATCTGGAAATTCTTTAATAGTCTTTTTATATTCTGCAACAATATCTCCTGTGGTTTTCATAAGGTCTTGTCCTCTGTGGTTTCTTACCATTTCCAGCTTCCCTCTTGCATTACGGTAAATAACCGTTTCATCATTACCATATCTGGCTACATCTACACCAAGAATTATATATGGTAAAAAATGTTTTTCATCTAGTTCATACATTCTGCTTCCACATTGCTCCACAATTTCATGGACAATAAACACATCATCTTCCTGTTTTGGAAAAAGCCCTTTTACCCTGACACGTACAACATTGCTGTCCTCCCCGTACTTCCGTATCAGAGATGTAATATTCTCTTTACTTGTTCTAGAACTGTATAAAGATGAAACTGTATGACATTTATAAATAACCATATCCAAATTGAAAGCATCAAAAAAAGTGCCAGAAGTCCTTGTTGGATTTCCGCACATAAGCAGTTTATTATTTTTGCCAGACAGTGTACCAAGTATTGCCTCCATAATCGGGTCTGCAACACCAGATGCCTCATCAACAATAAAAAGCATATTATCCTCATGGAAACCTTGCATATTCTCTGGTTTTGTTGCTGTCCTTGCAGTAGCAAACCAGCGTTTTTCGTAACCTGTCATGTATATATATGTTTTTGTCCATTTCAGGATAACTTTAAGAAGCGGTGACCTTTCCTGCCACTTTGATATCTCCGACCACAGGACATCATGCAGCTGCTGCTTTGTAGGTGCTGTAGCAACCACCCTTGGATATGGAAAACACGTCAGAAACCAGAGAAGTGCAACCGCCTCTGCACTTGTCTTTCCAACACCTTGTCCTGATTTAACAGCTACTTTAGGGTTTCCTGCCAAGTCTGTTAATACTTCCTGCTGCCAGTTGTCTGGTTCAAATGCCAGAACTTCTCTTGCATATAAAACGGGGTCTTTTCTGTACATTGGGATGCGTTGGCTGAAAAACCTCCGTCTTGCTGTCCTTTTTATATCATTCATGGTATACCCTCTTCATCCTGTGTTTTTGCAATTACATTCATAATCCAGTCATTTGCTATGCCAGTACTTTCATCCTTTGTAGTATTATTTATGCGTTCTGTTTCTGCCTTGATTTTGGCAACCTTTGCTTTCTGTTCCCCTGTAGCAAGCTCTTCATACTGCTTTATTAGTGCCCTCAATTCCGACATTGCCCTTGCCTGGGCAGTTAAAAACGTTGCCTGCCTGTCCCATGAAAACTGGAACTCCCATTCTGCTTCTGTACCACTTTTACCTTTCTTTACCTTTTTTAATTCCTTGACCATTTCTTTTTTATTTTCAACGAACATGATTTTCTGGGAACGCAGTATAGCAGCATATGAAATCTGTATATTCTCCCAAAGGATATCAACATAACTTTTATTTCCTATTTCATTTATTATATCCAACATATCATCAGGCAGGCATTTTGAAAAAAGTCCATGTTTTTCTGCATTTTTATTCCATTTTGGCGCACCGCCATGATTGCCCTTTGCATTGGTATTACCAGATGGCGCACCAGGTTTCCCTTTCCGGACGTTCGCTTTTTTTCCGTTATCTTTTTGCGAACGTTCATTTTTAATGCTGCCAGAACCCCATCCACCTTCACTCTTCCAGCGGCGGATTGTGCCATCTGGTTTACCAATTTTCTTTGCTATGTCTGTAAGTTTTATTCCATTTTCATAAAGGGACTGTGCTTCTGCTTTTAATTTCTTTAAATCCTTATCTGATGCCCTCGCCACATTTCTGCCCCCTTATTAAGTTGTTTTGGAACAAACAGACCAGTACTATTATAACCTTGTTATAAACTCTGCCCTGTTGTACTGGCTGCTATCCTTTGCCATCATTCTTAAAAAATCTTCTCTTGAAAAATCCGACAGGCGGAATACCTCTTCTGGTTTCATTC